ACGAACTGCTTGGTATTGCTCTGGGGAGCATCGGAATGAGTCTCTCCGACTTTGAACGATGTTCCCCGGACGAGTTTCATGCCATCTATGAAAGTTGGGAGCGGACGCACCTCGGGGAGCCGTGGGAACAGGCCCGGTTCTTAGCGTGCTGCATCCTGCAACCATGGAGTAAAAAAGCACTGAAAGTGACGGATATTTGCCGTTTTGAGTGGGACACTCGCGCTGATGAACGACCAACTGCGGCCGAAAGTACGCGCGAAAGGTTTGAGGAACTGAAGAAAAGAGCGGGGATGTGATGAATTGTTAGCAACGATCACTCATCATATCGTCAACCGTATAAAACAACCAAAGGGAAAAAGGTATAATTACGATATAGCCTTCCCATGAAGCTTCTATCCAAATGCAGAAAGCTATAAGTAAAACCAAATATAAAAGGAATTTAATCATATCGCTAACTTTTTTACAAAGATATGGAAAAAGTTTCATTTGACATACATTTAAACTTGATAGATAAATGCTCGGCTGAGCCAGGTTCAAGAACATCCTTGGTGAATTTTTTCCACCCTGTAGGATATAAAGGCATTAAAAACCATAGTCACCAGAAACTCACTCCAAGAAAGATTGAGAAGGAGCGTTAAAACAACCGGAATTGTCAAATAATAAAGTAACCGCATCAATTTTGTCATACTGCTAAATGTTTTTACAAAGATATGGAAAAAGTTTCATTTGACATACTTTTAAACCTGAAAGATAAGTGTTCGGAGGCTCTAAAAAAGATTAAAACCGCCTTTGAGGAGGTAAAAAAAGAGACAACGGACACCACCAGCCAGTTCGGGAAGTTCACCACGCTTTGCGATAAGATGAAGATGCCCAATGTAATTGCACTGGCAGAAGCTCTCGGTAAGGTAGGTAATGCCCTTGCCGGAGCGACCGACAAAGGTATGTCTTTCGGTCAAAGTATGGCAGACCTCAGTGCCATTACGGGGCTTGTAGGCAAAGACTTGGAGCAACTGGAAGCAAATGCCCGGAAGTTCGGTAAAGAATCGGGTTTGGGAGCAGAAACGGCTGCACGTGCCTATACCATCCTTGCCAGCCAAATAGATGTGGCCGACATCGGTATGGAAGGACTGAACACCCTGCAAGAAAAGTCCATCACCTTGGCACAAGCATCGGGTATGAGCCTGGATGCCTCGGCGGAAGCCTTGGCCGGTACGGTAAACCAATTCGGGCTGGGTGCGGATGCAGCGGAACGGGTAATCAACGTATTGGCAGCCGGCAGTAAGTATGGAGCAGCCGAAATCAACGACCTGACACAGAGCTTCAAAGTGACAGGTTCGGCAGCATCGGCCATGGGGCTGAGTGTGGAAGAAACCGCTGGAGCATTAGAAATCCTCTCGAAAGCCAATTTGAAAGGCAGCGAAGCAGGTACAGCACTGCGAAACATCATCTTGAAACTGAATACGGAATTAGGCATTGACTTGGGCGAGACTTCATTAGGTACGGCGCTGGACGCACTGAAACCAAAACTGACCGATGCAACTTACCTGAGCAAGGTGTTCGGTATGGAAAACATTGCCGCTGCACAGTTCCTTATTCAGAACGCAAGCGCTGTAGATGAAATGACCGCCCAACTGACCGGGACGAATACGGCACAGGAACAGGCGGCTGTCCGTACACAGACCACAGCACAGAGCATGGCGGAACTCCGTGCCCAAATCGACGACACAAAAATCGGTTTGGCTAATATGCTTGGAGGTTTAGCGCCGGTCGTGGCTATCCTTTCTGAAAACGCAGAAATGATAGTTTTGGTCAAAGACGGTCTTGTAGATGCTTATAAATACTTCAGTACTTTTACTCAAGTAGTCACTAAACTGACCGCATCCATCAGCCTGCACAACATCGGTACCAAAGCAGCCGCAGCCGCCACCAAGATTTGGACAGCAGCGCAAGCCGCCCTGAATGCCGTGATGTCTGCCAATCCGATAGCCATTGCCGTAGCCGCCATCGTGGCCTTAGGTGCAGCCGTGTATGCCTGTTACCAGAACTTCGAGGGATTCCGCAACGTGTGTGATGCCGTATGGGAAGCCGTGAAGAGTGTGGCATCGGCGGTATGGGACGCTTTAGTAAAAACCTTCGAGAAAGCGAGTGCCGTCATCAAGGAGGCTTGGGGATGGGTGAAGCGGTTCTTCGGTATCGAGGACGAAGCGGATGCCGCTGCCGTGGCTGAAAGCATCAACGAAGAGACGAAAGCCATCGAGAACAACACCACGGCCAAGAAGAAAAATCTCCAGCTGAACTTCAACACAGGCAGTGGCAACAAGGGCGGTACACCCACTACCGGCAAGGAAGTGGGACAAAAAGGTAGCCTCTCGTGGCTGGACAATGCCATCGGTGAAAAAGAAAAGGCGTTCAGTCTGGCCATCGACAATCAGAGCCGCATCCAGATACAGAAGGAACTGGATGAGCTGCTGAAGGAAAAGCGCACCATCGAACTGGATATGGAGTTCGGCAAGGGGCTGACGGATGAAAAACAGGGCAAGGACCTGGCAGACATCAAGGGAAGCTTCAAGGAAATGGCGAAGATGCCTAAAATTGCCCCTTTGGAAGGTGTCACCGAAGGAAACAAGGACTTGACCAAGACGCAGAAAGGACTGGAAGGTGTGGCAAGCATCTTCGGCAGCTTAGGCAGCATAGCCGGGAAAAGCGGCAATGACTTTCTGAGTGCCACCATGGCAAGCCTTGGGAGCATTGCCCAAATGATAGCACAACTCAGTGCAATGGCAACGGCTCAGGGGGTGGCTTCGGCCTCGAAACTGCCTTTCCCTGCCAATATAGCCGCCATAGCAACAGTCGTGGCCACCATTGCCAGCGTATTTGCCAACCTACCGAAATTTGCAGCCGGCGGTATCGCCTACGGCCCGACCCTCGGCTTGTTCGGCGAATATGCCGGGGCAAGCCACAACCCCGAAGTGGTAGCACCGCTGAACCGCTTGAAATCGCTTTTGGGAACAACGGACAACGGCACCGGCGGTAAAGTAAGATTTGAAATAGAAGCCCGCAAACTGGTGGGTATATTGGAACGTGAAAACAATCTTTCAAGAAGAAGTTGATTATGGGAATGTACAAACGATATGAAGGTGAGTTCCTGAGCCGCAAGGGTGTGATATGGCGGGCGGAAATCTGGCAGGAAGCGGAAGCGCAGTTTCCGGTGGTGGGTGAACTGAGGTTTCCGGCAGACAATCCGCTGAGCATCGAATGGGCACATACGGACAAGGAAGAAGTGATATGCGGAAGTTCCGCGTCGCTGACCATCGTAAGCCCGGGCGACCGTACTTATGAAGACCTTTACACGATACAGCCGGGACGGGTGCGACTGGATACCTATCGCAACAGCAACCTGTACTGGAGCGGTACCCTCGACCCCGAATTCTACGAAGAACCGTACAGCGAGGCCAAGGAATATGACGTGCAGCTCACGTTCTCGGACTTCGGTATCCTGGACCGCTATAAATACCGGTTGGGCGGTGTTCAAACACTGTTTGACATCGTGAAGCATTGTGCCGATATGTCGGGCATCGTTTACGGAGACATCCGCCAGGACTACATCAGCACCTCCTTGGACGGGCAAAATGCCATGAGCCTTTCCGACCTGAGCATCCGAAGCGAGAACTTCTACGATGAAGACGGCGAAGCTTCGACCCTGTACGAAGTATTGGAAGGCATCTTCCAGCCCTTGGGCATCCGCATGGTGCAGCGCAAGGGGCAAGTGTGGCTGTACGACCTGAACGGGCTCTACACTTTAGGCGAGACGAAGGAAGTGACATGGACGGACAGCGACCAGGTGATGGGTACGGACAAGGTGGTGAACGATGTGCGAATCACGTTCTCGCCCTACGCCAACAGCAAGCTGCCCATCGGTGAAGTGAAATATGAGGGGGAATGTTCGGAAGACATCATCAACCTGACGAGCCAAACACCCGCCGAAGGCCCGGAATGCTATACCTATTATCCCGACTATGAACGGGAATGGGACTATGAGAACCTTTCTTTCAGTATCTTCCTGAGTACGCAAGGCAGCGGGCTGGAGGAGATAAACAACAACTGCCGGTATTTCCGTATCCAACCCTTGCTGGGCGGTTCTGAAGCTGAAGGAGTGGCATGGGGATTCTATACCGGTGGACACGGGGACTTGAATACCGGATGGCCCAAGCTGAAGCTGAACAAGCCCGCACTGCCGGACGGATCACGACTGATGACCTGCAAGAAAGTCCCCATACAATGTATGGAAAAAAGCCTGCAAGCCAAATATATGCTCCGACTCTCGATGGAAATCCTGATGGACCCACGATATAACCCTTTCACGGGAAAAGGCAAGAACAACGAAAGCGGCAACTTCGACCGCTTCAATTCATGGGCGAACTATGTGATGATACCTGCTGCCGTAGTGCTGAGGGATGAAGAGGGCAACATTCTGTACCATTACAGGAATGTTTCCATCGCCCGCAGAACCGATTTGATAGGCGACATCAATTACAGCACCCAAGGGGAATGGGTAAGCGGTGAACCCAGTGAACTGGCTTGCTGGCTCTCGTGGTACGATGTGGAAGACCGCAGCGGAAAGACCGGCGTAACAGGATGGAAAGCGAACCGCCACTGCATCGGACTTTCGACCGAAGACGTAAAGGATTCGTTCAAGGAGGCCGATGCCGGGCAATACATTCCCTACCCTCCGACGAGCGGCTATCTGG